TTGTTGTTTGTAACATGATGAACTGTCGCCTCATGCATTTTCTCAATCATACCACTAGGTGGTTCATAAGTCACCCCTTCTGCGGATAATTTATATTTATGTGTGATATGTAGATATGGGGTATATTCTGGTTCACTAAATTTAGACTCATCGTGATTAATTACCTGTGACATTAATTCATTGCCTATATCTTTGAATTTCTTCTGTAAAAATAGACAGTTCTTAATCACACGGTTTATATGTTCTTTTGTTCGTTTTTCAAAATGTTGTTTCATGTCATCATCTATCATATCATACCTATTTAATTTCAAATTTTAGTTCTAAAGATTTTTTTAACATATCTTCAAATACTGGTGGTCGGGTCATCCCTCTAATGGTGTATACAGGAATTCCATAAACAAAGAACATTATTGAAGGATAATGTGTTATAGTAAAAGACTCTTTGAATTCAGACTGTTGATCATTATCTACACTATAGTAATGTATTTTTGTGTCATTGTAAATACTATAATTCTCAGCCCACTTATGGAAATGTGGTTTAAATGCCTTACAAGGACCACACCAATCAGCATAAACTTTGACCACTGATAATCTATTACCTGCCAATACTTCTTTCCAGTTCTCTTTTAATTCAGTTACCATTATGTCTCCTCGTTAAATTCTTCAACACTTTTCTTACTGTACCGTGGAAGGTTAGCCCAGTACACAATATTTTTAACATGACCTTCGGGAAAAGGTGTTAAATCATCAACCCCCCAATACTCTCTCCCATATTTATCTACCATGTAAGATAGTTGTACAACCTCTGGATCATCACAATCATCGTCGGAATTGACCAAAACAATCACATTATCTCCAATACAACAACTTAAATCTTCTCTAGGAAACTTCTTAAAGAAATCATCAAATGGCTTTTTGTCATCAATGTGATACCACTTTAATTCCAATTTACCGTTAAATATAGTTTTCATAATCCTTATTCCTTCTTGGTGTTGGTGGCGGTGGCGGTGATGGTCTTGGTGACCGTTCAGCATCTTTACATACATAAAAACCATCAAACTCAACACATCGAATTTTTGTCTCCCAAAGGAAACCGATAAATTTTCTGGTATGTATATTACAGTAACCGAAATCATTAAAATGTTTACAGTTCACTTTTTTCATCATCGTCTTTGTCCTGTTGGTTGGTCATCCCTGTGTTCGGCAATTTGTCTATCGTCTCCTGATGATTCAATATCACCCATCCATACATCCATTTCACTTGAACAATACATCTTCATTGATCTCGCATCATAAAAGAACTTGTCCATCTCTCCAACACGTCCACCCAATCTATTCTTTACGATCTTATAGTGAACCTCGTTGTTGTATACCATTCCTTCATCGTTTGCACCCATAATCATCATAAAGTCGGCGGTAGCAGGTACACCCATTGATTCAGCAATACTATTGAAATCGACATCCTCAAATGACATAAATGTACCAGATCTATTCAACTGACTAACTGATATCATTGGAATATCAAATTCAAATCCCATTGCACGTGTCTCTTCTGCAATACTCTTTACAACACTGTATGAGTTATCACCTTTCTCAACCTCTTCTGATGACATCAAATTCAAGTAATCAAAATAGAACGCATCAATTTCAACACCACGGAGTTTCAACTCTCGTACCCAGATACGAAAGTCTGCAACTGAGGCTTTACCTGTAGGGAACGATTTGATATACAACTGACCTCTTCCCTCTGTTCCTTTGATATCTCTCAAACGAGTCATCAATTCCCGTTTCAATCTCTCATTAAAATAGAACTTGTTGATATCCAGTTTTGAATAGATACCATCAAATCGTTGAGCAAACATTTCTTCACTCATTTCTAATGATGCCAATGCGATATTATGACCCGCCATTACTTGACGAGCAATCATATTAGCCATAACGTTTGATTTAAAACCGTGAATCTTTGCGACAAACACACTCAATGTTTTTGGAGGCAATCCACCATTGATAAACTCATCAAACACTGGAAAATATGTTTTGAGTCTCATTGTATCATCGGTGAACATCTTTTGCAGACGAGGACCAAGATCACCAAAGTAATTCAATCCAAGGTCAACGTCCATTGTACGACACAAGGCTTCTTCAACCAATCGTCTAATTTCTTGTGTGTTTTCTGATCCATCAATGATATCAACTGACCTACGGATAGCATCTTTAATTGCCTTATCACGAAGATATAGGTCGGTTTGTGACATCAACCAATCTCTATGTGACGAAATATCAATGTCTAAGTGGTCAATTTCACTGAAGTATTGTCGTACGGGTTCCTTGTTTGATTCAGGAATGCTGTTGATGATTTGATCTTTTGTTGGTAACTCTTTATGGGCATCAAAATAGTTTTTGACATAGGAATAAATTTCCTTTGCCTCGGCAGAATCAAAGTAGTCATCTTCAAAGACTCTTGTAACATTTACAACGAAGTCCTTGTCACACAGGAATGCTTTGGTCATTACCTGTTCAAGATATTGGATATTTGGGCTTAAAATTTCATCAGACACTAATTTATTACTCCTACTTTCTACAGATTTAATGGTTAATAATACCAGAGTTGAGACTATCCGTCAACTGGTGTGTACTGGTTACATACAACAATAACAACATTACGAAATTGTTTACACCTTTTCATACATTTGAGACATTTTGGGTTTATATTGGGTTTTTTCACATTACCTTCCTTTTTCAACACTTTATACTGATAAATACTATATGTAAACGTTTACCGATATTATTATATATGGTATATTACTCCAATGAATCCAAAAATATTATACATGTCGTTTGCTGAATCTGTTAGATCAGATAATCACTCTGTTTCTATGCGTCTACGTCCACTCGTTAAGGATTTGTTAGATATTCATATACGAATACCTGATAAATCACTACTTGATTTGTTTAGACGTAAATTATTTATGGAAAAACTTGAGTTTTCGTCTAACACGACCAAATCAGTTGAAACAGAGTTGATAGATATTTTTGGATCTGACTACGAAGATCTATTTAGGATGTGATATGAGTGAAAAAAATTACGAAGAATTATTAAATGTTTACAATGAAGATACACGTACAGTTATACAAAAAATTAGGGATGAACTCAATGAAGATACCCTATTTGGTAAACTTGAGGAAGAATATAATGTTTATGATATTTTGATGTTCAATGAGTTCAATCTCAAAGACCGTCTTGAAAGAAACTCATTCCATTATAAAGACTTTCGTTTGAAATATCTACAAGAATTGGCAAAGGTTGAACTGGTACGTGATAGATTAGATAAAGTGGTTGGTGAAAAGTATAAGAGTCTCAAGGAAGGTGCTGTTACTTTATCAAAGACTGAGATTGAAAAGTATTATTTACCAACAGATGAAGAAGTTCTGAAATTAAAGTCATTGTTACGCAAACAAGAGATACGAGCTCAGTATTTTGAGGCGGTTACACAGGCTTTTGACAAACAATCTTGGAATATCAAGAATTTCATAGATCAAAATAAGGGTGGTTTTTAGTGGTTGAGTTTATATTAAAAGATCCATTACATGTACAAATTGAGACTGAAAATTGGGATTACCTACGTAGTGTAAAAGATCATCTTAGTTATTATGTAGATGGATATAAATTTATGCCACTTTACCGTTGTGGTCAATGGGACGGAAAAACATCACTGTTTAATTCTGTAGACAGAACTATTCCTTATGGTTTAATGTTAGAATTATTAAAGTTTCATAAGAAAGAATGGTATGACCTACCATACACGTTATCAGATGATGTTAAAAGACTATTTGTTGGTATCAAACCAGAGTATGAAAAGAACTTGACATTTGAACCATATGAATACCAAGATGATTGTATTTCTACTTGTTTGAAAACATCTAAGGGTATCATACGTTCTGCTACTGCCAGTGGTAAAAGTTTAATGATTTCATACCTTACCAAAGGTTTGTGGGAAAATAACGCCATTGAGAACGCCATAATCATTGTACCATCTATTGGTCTGGTGACACAGTTCTATGGTGATATGGAAGAGTATGGACTTGATATGTCTCTCATTGGTCGTGTCGGTGACGATTGGAGAGAATGGGACAAAGAAATTGTCATTAGTACATGGCAATCTCTCAACAATGTACCTGAGAAAATGGAACGAATGGATTTGGTTATTGTCGATGAAACTCACGGATGTAAAGCCAAAGTATTGTGTGAATTACTGAAACAATCACCTAAAGCCAAGTATCGTTATGGTTTCACTGGTACAATGCCATCATCTGTCCTTGAACAAATGCAGGTACAATCATATCTCGGACCTGTGTTAAGAGAATATGGTTCGGTTGAATTGGCGAAGTTGGGTTATGTGGCTGAATGTAAGATTAACATGGTGTACGTGAATTACAAAACCAAACCACCATCCAAATCAACATACAACGAAGTTAAGGATATTGTCTTTAATAACCCATTCCGTCTGGGCATCATCAAGAATATTATATTGAAGACAGATGGTAACATTCTTTTGTTGGTTGGTAAGGTAGAAGACGAGGGAGAAGTATTAAAACAACTACTCCAAGATGATCCTCTATTTGACAAATTTGATGTGGAATTTTTGTCTGGTCGTGACTCAGGTGATGAACGGGAAAAATGGCGTAAGTATATGGACACCTCTAATAACACAATACTTATAGCTACTTATGGTATTTTCCAACAAGGGATCAATATCAAATCATTGTCTAACTTGATCCTTGTATCACCATTTAAGAGTAAAATTAGAGTATTACAGTCTATCGGTAGAACTTTGAGGTTACATGCGGATAAGAAAAATGGTGCGGTTATTTGGGATGTTTGTGATAATGTTAAACACTTAGATAAACACGCTGCGGCTAGATTGAAACATTATAGTATTGAAGGATTTGATGTCATTGATAAGATAATGACAGAAGGTGACATCTTTAACAACGAAACCCTATTCACAATCGAATAGGGTTTCACTTTTAAGTGTTTTAGAAGTGTGACATAATATCTGGGAAAAGGTCTTCATATCCCATTGCATCACTATAATCCAGAACAACATATTCGTCAGTTTTGGTATCCTTGCGTTTTTTAGATAGTTTCTTCATATCAGAAGTACTACCAGAATCCAAAACCTTATAATCAGTGACTCTACCTTTACTATCTTTCATCACCTTCATCAACACAGCATCTTTGGATTCAGACAAATACCGTTCAATTACATTATCAATTGACATATTTAATCTCCTTTATTACATCATCTGGTTTAGTTCTTGTAAACCAGAATGATTTCTTTTTGATAGATAAAAATCAAAGGCAACCTTCAATTCTCTCTTGTGTTTCTCGTTCATACTACCATAGATCTCATCTACGGTGATACCTTTATCAAGTTCACTAATAACACTTGATGCGGCTTTCATATAAAATCTCTCACCTACAGAATCAATTCGTCCCATAATACTTTCTATGATATTAACCTTTTGTCCTGTATGAAGACCTACTATTTCATCAATTCTTCCCATATATCCCCCACTAACTCAAATTTAAAGTAAATTCTATTTTGTTACCACGTTTCTTTTGACTAAATTTTAGATCTAATGAATCAGCAATCTCAACTAAAGCAAAAATGACCTCATCGTGATCTGGACATGATACTACAACTTTATCATCATTAATATCCACATTTACTGTCTCACCAACACTTGATAATTTTACCTTACCACTTTTACCACTTAAAATAGTTTTGCTCAGTGATCTACGATCAGATGATGACACTTTATCTGATATAGATTCAATAAGAACCTCTGATTGTTCAATAATTGTCTCTATAGAGTCATCATCTTTCAAAAAAGTCTTTATTTTATCTGTAATATCCACATTTTCCTCCACTTTCTTTGTTTCTTCATCGTCATCGTGTAGTCTTGCAGTTTGATCTATGTCATTATCAGCACGTGCATCCATCTTCTGTTTGTCAAGTTGTAGTCTTCTGGCATCAGTATGTTTCCATAATCTGTCACCTAACATACCTTTTAAACTGGCTAATGTTTTGGAGTAACTTTTAGACGAACCCATACCTTGACTATTATCAAATTCATCATAGTTCCAATCTTGTCCCAGTTCATCCGCAGTTACATATTTGATGGTAGCACCAGTTAATCTATTAGGAACTTTAACAGGAACCATTTTTTCACCAAATATAGTTGTTCCCGTTACCAAGTCATCATCAGAACAAATACTCGCACCAGTTTTGGTTGTTTCTAAAAGAATATTTTTGAGTTTCATTAGTAACTATACCATCCTTTGATTTTTTGTTTAATCATTCCCATATCAACCTCTTCACTGTCAACAAGATATTTGCCACCATTGGTAATCAATTCATCCCGATAAAACTTACCTAACTCGTTTTGTAATGGTTGATTGTAGAAGTTATTTGTTTCTTTGTATAATGATGTTAAGACGTTATCAGTCAATTCACCTTCGTTATTACTAACCTCAACAAAGAAATTGAACTTTGATTTGTAATATGGTTTTAGTTTATTTATTGTCTCATATGATTGGACGATAAAATCAGGATCAACATGTCTACCAATTCGTTCTTCTCGTTTTCTGGCTCGTTCAATGGCTACATCAAGGTCGGTATTAACCCATAACATACCAGTATCATACCCAAAACCTTCCAACATTCCTTTCCTACTGATAACATTTCCGGGTTTTGATGAAGTTCCGTCAATCCATAATGGTAACATACTATTCACATATCCTGATAATTGACCAGAACTAATACGTTTAATATCTTCTTTGAAAAAAGACCATCCACCCTTTTGTTCAACCTTAAAAAACTCTGTCCATGTATCAGTGTTAACTACACGTGGCTCTACTCCACCACCAAGTTTACTCCTGACAAATGACTTACCAGATCCCGGAGTTCCTGCCAAAAATATTGACTTCCAAATACCTTTGTCATTAATACCTTCATTTAATATATAATCATTCAATCTCATTTCGTACCATCCTTAATTGGATCTAATGTATTTGGGTATCTTATATCACCCATGTACCATCTACTTAATGGTACAAATTTTGTTACACCATCAACATTCCTAATAAAAATACCAATTATTGATATCTCTTCTATAATCCCTTCAAACCCATCATATATTATAACAGTTCGTTTGGAAAATAGGTCAGAAAATCTTAGTCTAACATATATAGCAATGTTCTTAATGATATTTGTCAACATTAATGTAATAAAAAGAACAAGTAATGCCTTCCATAGAACAAAGTACAACTCTAATGGTACACCGTTAACTATATCTATGATGACATCTTTTTCCATAACTACTCCAATATAATCGTTCTGGTCTGTTTCCCTTCTAATACAACATGTTCTGTACCATCTTTTGGTTGGTGTTTCCCTCTTGGCAAGAAAGTAATCAGGTCAATGTTACCTTGATTATCTATTGCACTAACAAAACCTTGTTTCAGACTTTTAGACCAGAAAAGGATCTCTTCCCCTGCACGAACACCTAATTCAATAGACTTTTCAATAGCTTCCTTAAATAATCGTTTTAATTCAGTTGTGGTAAGTTTATTGCGTTGTCCTATACGGTCAAGACCATGTTTGGTGTTAATAATCCATTTGTTCTTCCAGAAATACATAAATTTTGATCCTAAATTAAGGACATCATCCAAAATTCCCTCAGATACTAAGTAATTTTGTAGTTTACTCATTAGTATTCTCCGTTTGATCTTCATAACATTCTAATGAATATATAAGACCATCATTATATGATTTCATTTTCTTTATATTATCCACAAGAGTATTTATATTATATGCACTACCCAAATGACTCGTATCTACAAGTTCTTTGTAGATTGGTGTTTCAGGTCTTGGACATTCATTATATACATATACGGTTTTAACTATAATCTGTTCTGGTGGAGTAGGTATTGTCGGTTTAGGGCACCCACTAATCAGCAAACAGATCATTAATGTGAGTAACAGCGTCAGCACTCGTTTCATCATTTACCACCTTACCCTGTGTTGGTATAACAGGGGTTTCGTCATTATTAGTATAACAAACTTTGTTGTCATACTGGTTTTGCCAATACACGACCAATTGTTGTGTTTTTATCAGTTGTGATTTGATTGCGTTATTACTTGATACAAACCCATCCACAACTGAATTACTCTCTTCTATAATACCTTTTAATGTAGTTTCGTTATCAACACATGTATTATAATTAGATTCAATTACGACTACCTGTGACTCAAGTTTTAATATCTTCGCATCTTGTAATGTGTTGTTAACATACAGTGTACCACACGCCATAGTTAATAACATTATTGCTATGACTGTGGGTTTTTGTAATAAAGTTAAAGCCATTGTCCACATATTTATCTCCTTATATTCTTGGTGGGGTTTCGTCATCGGTTGATTTAGTCGTAGTAGTGGGCGAACCAAACCAAGTAGACTTTTTCATCAGGTTGTATGTAGTTGCCGCAAGTAACATTTGCATATGTGATGGTTGTATATCACCTGTTCCCATTGTCCATGTCCAAATTGCCAAACCTAAGACTATTATAAAAGTTATACGACCTATTGACGCATATCTATATTTACCTTCGGTGTCACGCTCTGATACCAAAGATATTAAAAAATCCCGTTTCATAAAACCTCCTTATATAATACTATTAATATTTATATAAAAAAATAGGGCAATACCCTTTCGGATATCACCCTATTATCTTTGGAGGTTTTATTTAATGTAATGTTGGTGGTTCAACTGGTGGATCTTCTTCCACATTACCATCTTGGTCAACCCAAACAACATCATCATCTTCTTCGGTTACTTCAAAAACTTCAAAAACTTGAATATCTTCTTTTAATAACTGGTTGATGATCAATAATTCATTTTCACCTTCACCTGTTCTCATAAAATCAGAAACTTCTTCTGCGGAATAATATTTCAACAGTTCATTACTGATTTCTACATCAGTCATCCCACTTGATTCTTGAATTGGAGGATCTTCATCTTCAAAAACAAATCCATCATAAGGATCATTTGGGTCATAATAACCAGTTTCAGGGTTTTGGTTACCGATCAAAGAGTTTACCATATTGGAACCCATAGAACGGATACCACGACCTATACCAAATGAAAATTGTTGATATGTAAAGGTATGAATCTTTGATGAAAACTCTTGTTCAAATTCTTCCATCACTTTTTCCAATGAATCTTCAACCTTAACTGGATAGTTAAAGATGACATTTGGTCCCTCACATAGAACATAGTCATCACAAGGTGCTTTTAGTCGAACTTGACCTAAAATTGGTGACCGTGGTGAGGTTGAAACAACAATTGACACATCGTGGTTCTGGTTAATATATGCATCATCAGTTCCAGAGAAGAATGCTCCCATACTATGGTGAGAGTGGATTACTCCAATGATATCACGACCTTCTGCCCATGTATACTCAACACTATTAACATTGACACCAGTTACATATTGTTTGTCAGGGATAACAAGATCCTCAACAACAATTGACTGACTCTCATGGTCAACACTACCTTCCAAATACATCAACCATTCCAGTGATGGGTAATATCCTTGAAGTCGTTTGATTTTTTCGTCGGCAATATTTGTAAAATGGATCTGGTAAGTCGGTTTGTTCATATGAGAACAACCTTTTCGTACAACAATACCAGCATCCCAACAAGATTGTGATTCATTGATTTGTTTTGCGAACGCACCACCTTTATTATGTTGTTCGATTAGATTTGTTACTTCCTCATCGCTCAATGGTTCTACAGGTGATACAAGTGGTGTTACAGGTTTAATAGGTTCGGTCATATCTCATTCCTTTTGTTTATTGTTAACTGACTATGGGGGTAATATATATTACCCCCACTTTTATGTCAAGTTTTTTATACCGTGTAGAAATCTTTCAAGTGACAACCCATCTCACCACCACTATATTTCATAACCTTACCAACAGTAAGACACGCAATCATAATAGCAGGAACAGCCCACGATGGTGTTACACGATATCCATCTTGTGTGTCACCAGAATCCCAAGTAGCAACACGATCATTCAAAGACATTCTTTC